CATTGACTTTAAATGTAATATCGCCATTAGCAGTTTGATTCGCTACTGTAACATCTGTGCCAGTAACACTTACTCTAAAGTCACTGTCTACACCAACTGAAAGACCAGTATCATTGGCTACACCTAATGTACCTGCAGTTGTGTCATTACCAATAGCACTTAAAAAGTCTGTTGAATCTAAATTATCTAGTGTTTGAGCATTTGTTGCTGAACCTTTAAATACTGCATTTGAAACTGTTGAGCTTAACTGTATACCTGGCCCAATTGTTCCAAAACCTGTAAGTGCTGAACCTGGAGTAAAGGTTGCGTCTTTTGAAATGGTTCCAACGATGGTATCTTGAACAAATAGTTTAACAACAATATGATCAGCGGCTACATTATCTGTTACTGTGTCAACGATAGCACCTGTAGTTCCTGACCCTGCTGTAAACGAAGGGCCAACTAAAACAAATGCTGAGCCATCATATACTTTTAATTGAGAATTTGTTGAATCAAACCATAAGTCACCAGATACCACTGAAGATGGTGCTGATCCAGAACTAGTAGCTGAACCTAAGTTTTTAAATACCGTTCCATTATATACTTTAAGTACACCTGCTGATTTATCAAACCATAGTTGACCTGTTAAAGGTGCACTTGGTGATGATGTATTTGCATTGCTTTCTAATAGTTTCAGTACGTTCTCGTTTAAGAACTCACCGTAGCCTGCAAAGTTCTTACCGACTAAAGTCAGCGAACTAGTAGTGTTGATAGTACCATCTGCTACTGTAGCAAATATGGTTCCATCTGTTTGGTTAATTGTGTATGCCATCGTTTATATACTCCGTATCCTTATTGTATTATTTATCTGATTCATTATGTAAGCACATTTAAGTGGTGCTCAAATTGGTCAGAGTTTGTATTCTTACAGTATAATCTATCTGTATTTGCCTGTTTAGTGATTTTTGTACTGGGTGAAAAACAACATGTGTTATCAAATCTAGATCAGTTGTTGAACCTTGCCAGGATTTTAAACCCAACTCGTCAAACACAAAATTACCATCTAAGTTTGTTGAGTTGTCAAATGCTTGTTGTCCACTAGGCTCACCATAATCTAATAAGCAACTTACTAAAATATCTGTAAATACTTTTCCACTTGTGTGTAGTACCGTTAATTTATTTCTTGTTGTATCTGTATTAGCCGCAGATGTATCATCTACAATTTTCTGATATGTCTGATTATATAAATTAGCATTAACTCCAGAAACATTCGGTGGCAAATATGTGATAACACCGGTGGTGTCAACACTTGATCCACCGTTACCAAATGCCATTTGATGTATGTATCCTAAGTTTTTATTAGCCATGCTCTGTGCAAGGCTGTTTGAAAAGTTTTCATAATGAATAGCATTACGCTTATCCACAAAGACTTCTTCATTATTAGGATCAAATATTTTTAAGTGGCCTTGAATTAATATTCCACTATTTTCATTTGGTTGTTGTATTTGTTCTTCCATATTTTCCTGCTCTGTTGTATGTTCCATACTATATTTATCCATCCTTAATTACTGGCCCCTAAGAAACTTAGCTGGTACAGTATTTGTGTTCTGTAGAGCTTTACCGTTGGTTATTGTGCTACCATCATCTATTGTAGGTTGATTATACACTGTTTTAGCATAATCAAAATTTAAGTAAGTTGTTACTGAATAATCGTACACTATTGCTCCTACATCATGGCTACTAGCCGCTGTTCCTGCTGTTCCTCTACGAAGTCCACTAACTTTATTATTTGTAACATCTAATGTCCTGTATGTAATACGTTCGCCATCGATCATGATAATACCAAATATGTTGTTATTTAAATCTGGCTTACTTAATTTAGTTGCATCTAATACTGAAATTTCATCAGCGATTGCTGTTAATGCTGTTGTCACTGTTGTAACATGAGATTTATTAATATTGTAAATTGCATTCGCATCTCTCATGTCTTTAAATACTGCAAAATCTAGTCTATCAGGAACTATGTTTTCACTTTGCATGCGTACCACTACCACATCTAAAGCACCAATTGCTGAACTTAAGAATTCAATTTTGGTATCACCATTTTGATTTAATTGCCAGTCACGACCATAATACTTTCTTAATCCGTTTACTGTAACTTGTAGTCTGTCAGGACGGGTAATAACTCTATCTAAATCGAATAAACTTAGATCAACTGATGATGCGGTTGTTTCATCAAATGTAGTTTCATCATATCCATCACTGTCATATGCCACAACAGCAGTAACTCCTGTTGATGTTGGTCCTTTAAATGCTCTATTAATTAAATCAAGTTCGCTGGTATTATTATCTGTTGTAATAACTATTCTACTTCCTGATGTAGGTGCTGAATTGAATACGATTTTATTGTCAGCACTGACAAGTTCACCGGTGTAATCTATTTTATATTCTGCTGATGTTTCAACAAATACTGTAACTTTGGCTCCTACCACTGGAGCTTCTGTCATTGCAATGAAACGCACTGAACTTGAATCTATTGGAGATATTGTAAAATCTTCATACAATTTAAGTTCAGTATCATTGACAAATACATGCACGTCGTTGTCTGCAATTAAACTTTGGAAGAGACTTTCTGATGTACTCCAATTAGTAAGATTTAAATGGTACGGACCTGCACTCGATCCGTCGCTGGTAAATTGCAATGCTTCTGGCGGTGTTAATCTACGACCATCAACTTCGACTATTGCAGTATACGGATTAAATTTTTGGAAGTCTTGTGTTAAGCTATATTCAATTGCACCCGTGGCATTAATAATTTGTGAATTAGGATGACTTGATGTTTGCTCTAAACTTTCATCGTGTGTTATATATCCAGGTAATGTTGATGCATCACCTTCGTAACCTAAAATAGCAATATGTATGTAATCACCTGGAACTAATGGAGCAGTTCCAAAATATTTAACTGCACCAATACCACTTGTACCGAATGTAATTCTTGTTGTATACTCATTAACTTCTGTAAATGTATAGTTAGTAATTCTGGAACCATTACACTTAATCATTGCTTCATAAATTTGCTCAAAGTTAACAGGAACATCAATATGTACTAGTGTAGACGCATCTACATAATAATCAGTTACTGAATAGTTGTCGACCCACAGTTGATTTCCGCCACCAATACCATAACTTTCTACTCTTAAAATATCGCCTGAGCTAATATTAGTTCCAGTAAATGTTAGTGTTTTGTTTAGCCAATCAACATTGTAATCTACAGCATCTACCGCTGGTAATACATATTCAAATCTTAAACTTAGTCCAGTTGTAACGTTTACTGCTCTGACAGCAAACGGATTAGTTGTTAACTTAGCAAAATTAATTGTTCTTTTTTCTGCTGTTCCATCATATACAAAATTTTCACTACCAAATGCACCTGAGTGTCCGTCAGCATCATAATCAAAGCCAGGTCGAGTAAACACTTTCATGTTTAATGTATCAAACACTGAACCTGGAATTAGCTCTTGTGGTGAATGGCTTGAGTACGTATCAATAAATGCACCACCACTAACGTTAATATCACTTGCTAGTGTTCCAAGATATGTATCAGTAAAATCTCCTGGATCGTATTTGGTATCCAATATTGATTCTGAATAGCTAGGTTCTCCTTCTGGACCAAAGTCAAGGTTGTCAAACGGATTAACATCAAAGTTACCAATATCATATCCTGTATTTTGTGAATACAATGGTGCTGACATTTGAACTCCAGGATAATCAGTTCCTGATATCAATAGTCCTAAATCTAGTCCAGGCTCATTAACTGCTGGAACATATAATCCCATGGTTCTATTCACACCACTTAATGTGCCTGGGTCTACTACAACAAAATCATCTGGATCAAATGTTGCTCCCTGTACTGCTAATGATGAGTCTTCTTCATTTTTAACTTCGTATACTTTGTTATTGTTTCTTACAAGGTCGCCTGGTTGGAACACAGTATTTGCTGTCCAATCTACAATCTCTGTTTGATATTCATACCTGTCATACTTCATGGCAGTTTTGTATGATCTAACAGTTCCAGGACTAGTTACAGCTATTGCTGTTGCTCCTGTACCACTACCACTTATTGTTAATGTCGGAGTTGTTGTATAACCTACACCAGCAGTAACAACTTCAACACTGGTAACTGCACCTGCTGTGTTTACTATTGCTTTAAATGTGGCCGGAGTTGTAGCAGTACCAGTAACTGTAACGGCTGGTGCAGTTATATATCCACTACCACCATTAACTACTGTAACTGAATCTATACTCAGTGAGTGATTAGCATTCCATTGACTATACAGTCCTGTTGACCATATCGGATCAGTACTAGGGAAACTTCCGCTTAATCCATCATCTGACAGTTTTGGACTTACGAAACGTCTTAGCGTATTATCATAATAGCTTGGTAGATCAAAGTCTGTTGTATCTCCTTGGAATAATTCCTCACCTTGATATTTTAGATTAAATTCTTTTACCTGAACATGATATGGTTTAACTTCATTTATATATTTTTCAACAAACTCTTGGTTGTCAGTTTGAAAAATGTCAAACTCTTGTAAATCTCTAAGTGTATGCTCAACATCAACCAATGATGTTTTAACTAACCAATTAACACTTTGTTGTTCACTCTTAATATATTCAAACATTAGAGTTATTAAATTTATTCTTTCTATTGCTAATTCATTAATTAATAATTCATCATTAATTGCTGTAATAATTTGTCTGGTTTCAATTACTGGTTCAGCATCAAAATACTGTGCATCAAATACTTCAACATCAAATCCGTTACGGCCAATGCTGTAATCATAAACTGATTTTGATATTGCAATGGTACCGTCCTCTAAACAAATACGATCCCATCCAGTTGCTGTCCTAGCATAATTCTCAAATTTACCGTTACTGTTAGCAGTTACTCGAACAACATCACCTATGGATGTTGTTGATTCAATTGTGCTTAGTCTAGAGTATGTAGCAACTTCATTTATTGGTTTATTTAATTCTGAGTATCCTGTGGCATACCAGTCTATAAATGACCAATAATTACTTGTTTTAAAATTTTGAACTCTGGATAATAATAAACTATCGTCGGCTTGTACTTCATATATTGTCCATAAATTATTATTTTGGCTGTCACTAGCAACCAGATATTTGTAACCTGTAGGTACCAGTATAAGATTTTGATATGTTAGTTCGTCATATGTAAGTACACGTTTATCCCATGCTCCTGATCCTATAATAGGTTCACTTTCCTGACTATTTAATGCTGTAAAGGTACGCATTTCACTTAGTGGGTTTTTAGCAAATACACTATTAGCTCTGGTAATATAGTTTCTAAGTGCTGTGAATCTATCAGCAAACATTGATTGTCTAGGTCTATATTCTATACCATATGATTCTGCCAGACCTAATGCTGTATCTGGTACTTTAAGTCCGGTGCTGTCGGTACCTGCGAAACTATCAATTAGTTTTCTGTATAAACGTGTACTTAGGAATTCGTTAGGATCACCTGCTTTAATTAATTCATATTCGACATGAACATTGTTGTCTGTTGATATTTTATCAAATTCAACATGCAATATTCTATCGGTTCCTGAAAGAAATTCTTTAGCATTGTAAATTGCTACCGATCCAGATGCAATTGGTGCCATGTAAGCAATACCACTAGCCTTAGGATCTAGTATATATTCACTCATGGTTTTTACGCTGAGTGTTTTATTATATCCCTGTATCACTGATGGTATATCTTTAACCCAGAAGTAATAAACAATTTCAATATTTCCGCTAGACGAAACACGAGTATTTGTGCTATAATTGGATGTGCTGAAAACTGTTCCAGGTCCGGTATATTCTTCTGGTAGCTGTGAGCTTTCTACCCATTGGTATATGTCAACAGATGAACCTACAAACAATTGGTTCCAAATTTTGGATCTATAGTCAGTATCACCTTGATAATGATTAATAAATCGAGCATTTGTTGTATTCCACCATACATAACCAATGTATTCCTCATTCCATGTCATGCCATTATTGTTTACTGTTCCGACATTATAACTTGCTGGATCTTCTGCTCCAATAATATCTAAGTTTTGTTTAACTGCACCAAGTATCTTACCTTGTATTGGATCAACAAAATCTAATTCTGTTTTAACTTTCTTATCGTTTTTATCATAGATAAAAGCAGAATTTAGTAAAGCAATATCAACTACTTTTTCTTCTTCTCTAATTACTTTCCATGCAATCTGATTGAGAGGATTATTCCAAACTGATAATCTACCTATCACTTGACTGCTAGCATTTTTATGTCCAGGACTAGTAATTAATAACTTTCCAGATTTGTAATCAACTGCTTGACCAAATTTTGTCAGTGCAGAAACATTTTTATCAACTACCTGTTGACCAAATACAAATTGTCCCGGAGTTGCTGTACTATCATTGGCTGAACTTAAATAATCAAATGTATATACTACACCACTTTGTGTTTGTATATCTCTAATTTCAGTATGGTCACTGTCTAATGTTGTTGTTCCAGCATCAAGAGTCACTTCCAGATTACTTGCACCATTTGGAGATCCAACTACCAGGGTTAGTGCATCACTTGATATTGCTATTGATTCACCAAAGTTTGTGTACTCTTTTGGATATGGATTTGTTATTGTTTGTGTTACAACAAATATATCTAGTCCTAATGCAGTCAATGGAGCAAGACCATCTGCCGCTGGTGATATATTTAATTTATTTGCTACAGGACCAGCTTTAGCATTTACCAATGCTATGTTAAGTTTGCTGTCTGATGTTGCACTAGCAATAACATTTGGAATATTTGCATTATTGATATCTATAACAACTTGTGCCAATGTTGTGCTTGTAAAGGTTACAAGATAGTTATTGATTCTTATTTTATGTCCGGATGTCACTGTTGGGGTTGCTACTGTTCCTGTAATTGTTCCGTAAAGTCTTGACTGATTAACTGCTCTTGTTACTGAACCACCTTCAGGAATTTCCTGACTGCTTGCAGGTGCACTAGCATAGACCGAACAGTTAGTTGGACATATTTTAACTTTATTTCCAAATAGTGCACCTTGATTTTTGCTTGTCATTTCTATTGTGTCAATTAACTGTATGTTATTTGTTTCAATATCAATAAAGTCACCTAATGCAGGTGCTGTTGCTAGTGTGGCTGTTTTGGTAGCAAATGTATATGTTCCACCAATATATCTGGTACTATTTGTTTGATAAACACCATTGACATAAACTTCGGCTCTGCCTTGTGGTGTTTGGTCTGTAGTAAATGTTTTATTTGTTGCCACGGTCTGTTGGAAACGTTGTACATCTCTGTCGTAAACATATACCTTACCAACTTGGTCTATTGCTCCTGAAGTTGCAAGAGGAGCACCAACAATAATTTGTCTACCGTCTGTAGTGGTTGCTACTGAATCACCAAATCTTTCGCCGGTAGTTCCTGCTATAGTTACTACATGTTCAAAGTAATCTGCTGATCTAATAGTTATACTAGCTGAGTCTGCTGGTGCTGTTGTAAAGGCAAATGTCAATGAGCTATCAGCTTCATAACTATAGTCTAATTCAGGACGCTGTAATACACTATCAACAAATACTTGTATTGAATGTAGGCCGTCTATTGTAAATAATCCTGAGATATTAAATACTTTTGTTGAACCATCTCCTGTAAGTGTTTTTGTTTCATTTCTAGTAATTATTATTGATTTACCACTGGCAGGTGCTGTATCTAAAGTTACAATATTTCCAGCAAATGTATAAGCTGAATCTGCTAGTACCGCATTATCCACAACCACTGCTATGTTATCTTTAATGTTGCCTGATGATATAATATCTGTTGATATATTGTAGCCTCTGGTACTGCCGTCACCAATAAATCTTGCCTGTTGTATTTGTCTGTCGACTCTTTGATATCCGTAGACTGTATCCTTGCCTGGTGCACCAACATATATCCATCTACCGTCTTGGCTAATAGTTACTGCATCACCAAAGCGACCAATTGCAGTTGGATTGCCATCTGGTGTTACTAGCAATTGATGTTCTATTAATAAGTTAGAATTAGGTTGTTTAATTACTGCTACATATCCTTGTCCACTATTTGATGTACTTGCTCCTGCTACTGCATATGATTCATCAGCAAATGCTATATCATTTCCGTAACCAGTTACACCTGTAGTGCTAGCTAATGACAGTATTGAATTCTCAGCATATACATTGTCAGCTGTTTTAACAAACGAATAAACTGCTCCTCGACCTGCTCCGTTGAGTGTGTCACCTACCAGAGCAGTTAAATTATTTTTGTTTTGTGCTACACTAGATCCAAAGTTTGTGTCAGTTACCACTGTATTTGTTACCAATGAACTTTCTGATGTAAACGGACTTACTTTTTCTAACACTGTCCATTCATCTTGTCCATTATTATCTACCCAAACTCTATTTCCTGTGTTCAGTGAGTTAGCAAAAGGTAGTCCTAACACATCACTTGGTTGTGTGACTCTTACTGAATTTAATTTAAATAACAATCCATTGTTTGTTATTGTGTCAGTGTCTGTTGGTAGTGTTAGTTTTACTGTGATTTTATCTATAGCAGGAGTTGATATCACTCTATACGCAAAGTCTACAGCAACATCAAAATACTTAATTACAACTAAGTCATTTTTCAACAGTTGATGCGGAGCATTGAATGTAAGAGTTGATGTTCCATCTAGATTATCATTGGCTGTTGTTAATACTTGATTCAATGAACTAACTCTGTATATGTTCCAATTATGTGAATTATCTTTGGCTACCCAAATTGTGGTTCCTTCCTGTAGTTGATCTAGGTAAGGAGTTAACACACCAAGATCATCTAAATCAAATGCTTGGAAGTTGATATCATCTATATTAACATAGCCAGCTGTTGGTAATCCTAAATCGTTAACCTGGCTAGAGTAGATAGTACTTAGAGGCCCTCCGTCTTCAAGAGTAACTTTATAACTTTGTCTATAAATGTTGTTTAATTCTACTGATTGGTCAGCTGTTGATGTTGCTCCGTTCTCAACTAAAGTAACTGTACTTGGATTTCCAGATAATTTATTTTCATTTAATTCTAATTCAATGTAGCTTCTATTCGCATTTCCGCCATATATACCTTGTTTAACTGCCCAATTTTCAAATATTGAATAGTTAGTTAATTCTTTTTCTAACTTGGCTGATTTAAATAAATCAACAGCTCGTTTGGTACCTTTATTACTGATATAGTTTTCGTAAACGTTAACTTGACTGATATCATCTAAGTTCATGTTTTCTAAGTAGCTACGTTTATTAAATCCAATTAGTCCAAAGCCTAATTGATCTGCATCGTTTTCTAAGTTAGCAACATTACTGTTATAGTAATCTTTAATTTGATCACTCTTAAGACTAAGGTTAGGTAACAGTCCTTTTTTAATTTCATCGTATTCTGTTTCTGACCATGAACTGTAATTAAAAGTTGCACTCGGGTCAACATGCTCTAATGCGGAATAATGTTGATTTTTATAAAGAACAATATCACCTTTACTGTATGATCTTGTTCCTGTCCATTCATCTATGTTATCTATGTTAAACACAAAGCCTTGAGCTTCAACCTGACCAGTCCAATCACCTGTATTAAATCCGTTAATTTTCAGTCTTTGTTGTCTTGACCCTGTTGAAGGATCGTAAATTAAGTCATTAAATATTGATACATTATCAAATACTAATACATGTTCGTAGCTTGTAAATTTAGCATTAATGTACGATATAGAATTTTCATCTATTGTTTTAACTTCAAACACATTATCGATTCTGTTGAATACTAACCTATCATTGGTAATACCTTTAAGATTTTGATTTAGTATAAAGTCATCAGCACCCTGTCCCAATATCGGAGCAACCACTGCTTTTTCTTTTTCAATGTGTAATTTATCAGCATTTGGATTTAAATTAATAATACTACCGTTACGCCATCCTTGCTGACTCCAATAAAGAGCTTCGCGTATCATTTGAGACCAATCTAATAGATAATCATTTTCTCTATTTTCAAATTGATAACCTTTTGATTCCAACCAACGACCGTAACTTATCAAAAAGTCACTTAAAGTGCTAGTGTTAGTAAACACATAACCATATGGTATTTTTACTTCAGTGTCGCTGAAGTCTGATGATATTCTTACCTCTGTGTTGCCAACTTTTATCTTTTTAAAATTACCATTTGGTATGCTAGTGAATATGGTAAAATACGGCTGTAATTTACTGTTACCGTAAACTGCAAATCCATCTACTGTTTTTTGTATGATTACTGAACTGTATTCAACTTGATCAAATATTTCATTGTTGTATAGGAATACTTCATAGCTTTCGTCTGGTAATAGCAAACTTGTGTTATTTGAATTGGGAGATGTCTTTTCTGTAAAGATTTTTAAATAATCTTTATCGCTGAAGCCAGCTAGTCTATATGTTAATTGTATTTCAATATTTGATAATAGATCTGCAATTTCTGTACTAGTTGAAATACCTTGCTTACGAGCAAAGTCAACTGACCAATTAATATATGAATGCTTAGAATTATTTTCACCGTATACACTGATGTCACTTGATTTAATTCTTGTTCTACCATTGTACAAGTGTTGTCCCAGATCAGTATCAAATTTGTATAAGTCTCTATCTGCATTAAGAGCAAAAAACTCTGCTGGTTTAGTTAATGCTAGCAATCTCATTATAGCAAATGGATATGCACTAGATTTCCTCCAAGCTGATTCTACTGGACCTTGATCTCCCTGTACCCATGATTTTTCAAGACTTAGATTGTCATAATTTTTAACCATGGTATCAAATGGTGTTTTTAATGCACCTTCGTCGGTTACCGGAATAACTGTTGTTAAATTAGTTCTTATAAATTTAGTATCTACTGAGTATGTGCTTGTACCGTCCCAAATACGTCCAGCGGCTAAATCATCCCATAAAACAGTGTTACCTGATGTATATGGTGCAGGACCATACTTGCTTACCCACCAAATTGGTTTCTCTGAAAAACCTATCATTTCCCACGGTGTTAAGTGTGGAAGGTCTGTATCATAATACTTGTTAAATGCTCCCCTCCAGTGTCCTGGTAGTAGCTCACCGTCTATGGTATCGTCTGCTTTTGAATAGTTCCATGTACGTTTTTCATCAGCATCATAGTCTTGTACTTTGTAGTCTAGTCTGTTCCAGCTTACCCAAGTTAAGAAACTGGTTCCTAGTATTTCTGTAATTTCTTCTTCAGTATACTCAGTTGTTCTAAATTTGCCTGGCGATACATCTTCAACACATAAAGGAACGTCACCTGTCCATTTAATATTATTATAGATACGTTTTTCAAACTCTAAAAGTATACTGTCTCTATCATCATCAAATGCTAGTACCTTACTACCATCGTGACCTACTATTACATTTGTTGTGGTTATATAACTATCATCTGAATATATTTCAGGTTTATATTTTTTATATAATCCTAGCTTGGTAGGAGTACTTGGTACATAGCTACCGTAGGTTGTTGTGTATTCTCTAATTTTAACAACATCACCAGATACCAGTGTTGCTAGACCAGTTGCTACATCATGTATTGTTAATCGAGCACCATCTGTGGCCACTGTGTAATCAATATCTTTTATTAATTGTACATCATTTTTATAAACCAATAATCCCTGATAGTTTGCTTTTGTAAAATCATACACTGTTGTTAAGTCAAAGAACTCATCGTCAATTGCTGTAATTGTATGTGTTGTTTCAGTAAACACATCACCACAAGGAATAGTGTCAGTCCAGTAAAATGGCTGAGTTAATTCTTTGCTAGCATTAACAAATTTTAATGCTTGATCTAGTTTTTGTGCTGTTGTTCCAACAAAGTCATTTTTTGTAACGGCGTCAATTATTTTATTTTTATATTTCTCGTATTCTGTTCCTGCATATGCTAATGCGTCAAAGAAGTTAATATTGCTATCTCTAACAAATGTAGTAGCTAGTTCTAATGGACTACCTTGTTGAACTATTTTATTACCGTAAGGTACAACATCGCCTAAATCTCTAATATTATTAATACCTAACACAGTACCTGACAAGGTTGGAATATTTTGAGCCAGATCAACATAATGATTTCTCACAGTACCTAACGTGATTGTGGAGAATGTATTATTGGGTGAATTGTTAGCTAGATTATCTGGTATTTGATAAAATCCAGTTTTGCTAACGTTATCACTGATAATACGTACTTCAATATTTGCACCAGTTGTTGGTACATGATCCGTTGCAAATGTTATTGTTGTTTGATCTGTTGTGGTTACGAAAGTATATTTGCTAGAATTATAAAATACATTATCGACAAAAATAACAACTGCATTATCTGTTGCGGCTTTTGCTGGAATGTCACATACCAAAGGTACATCTGCATATGTAAATGCTATTACTTGTGATTGTATTGATTTGTCCAGATGTTTTTTCCATCCTAGTTCTTTTGCAAATGTGGTCCTGGTTGAATAAGTGTGAGCAAATCCTATACTAATATTTGAAGTAGTACTGACGCTGTCGGATGTGAAAATAAAAGTGTCACTTTCTAAATTGTTATCAAATACAATGTCTCCTACATTATTAATACTGAGATATTTTAATCTCTGATTTAATACTGTGTCTAATGCACCTGATCCAGGAGCATATGAGAATAACTTACTACCTATAAAGTTTGTGCTTGGATAAGTTATCTGATCACTCAGGCTCTTTCCTGTCTTGTCAAATATGTCGAACAGTGGCGCCTGATTAACTTTTGTTTTCTGTTGTGTTTCCGTCCAGGTATTTCCTGTATATCTATAGCTTTTACCTTGCAGTGTTGATCCGCTTAAAAGATACACTGTATTTTCAGCGGCTACTGCTCCGTCTGTTGCTTGAGTTAGATTAATTATTTTATCAGTACTGGTTAACCCGTCTTCGTCTATTAGGGTAACTTCATAAATTTTATTTCTAACTTCAGGGTCTAAATCATTAGCAAATACAATTCTTGTGCCATTTACTAGGCTATAACCATCTAAGCTGTATCCTGTTTTTCCATTAACATTACTAAGGGCATCTGTTTGATTAAAGTCAATTATATTAATAGGTGCTTTACCTTCTGTTCCAAAATTAAACAGTCTCAATCCTGCTTTAAATTCTAGGATAGGACGTTTAGCTCTCAGAGTTTGATCTAAGTTTGTAACAGTATTATTATATTCTGCTGTTTTATTAATAACATCAATGTGTGTCCATCGATTTGTTCTGGTCCAGGGGTTAAGATCTAAACTAGCTTTGTTAATTGTAAAGTAATCTTGATCTTTTGGACTATTTAGACTTGAATCAAACGGCCCGCTATCAAAAGATGTAATATCAAACGGTAATGTTTCATCATCCAAAAATGGTTCTGGAGTTTGAAAATTTGTTTCAGGCAGTAATTGTATTGCAGTACCCACGCCTTCAATATAATATATTTCATCTTGATAGCTAGTAGGTTCTGTTTTTCCTCGGAATTGTACTTTTAATCCGTTAGTAAATACAACTCCATTGGGAGAAGTATAATTCACTTTACCTACAATATCTGTATCAACATCTAGTACAGTGCTATCTAGTTCGTCTACTACTTTGATTACACCAAATTTAGTAGCATCATTCTGATCTTGATAATACAGTAGATCACGAGTCGCAGTCAACAAGGGTTGAGGTTCAAAGAATCCTTCAGCTGATTTATAGAAATATCTAGAAGCATTTTTAGTTCCGTACTGTACTTCAAACTTACTAAGATTAGGTACATCTAGTATACTTGACAATACCATAAACGGTCTAGTAGGATCACTAGGGTCAGTTTGAAATTGTATTTTCCATACTCCATATCTTTCTGCTGTTGTAGTGATATCAACAGTTGAATCAAATACTTCGCTGTCATAACCAGAAGTAGTTGAATCAAATCTGTCTGTAAATCTCCATCCACTTAGTGAACCATCAGGATCTGTATTTTTGTTTAAGAATATAACTGTACGATTTTCTAAGTCACTTATTGAGTCTATTCCTTTATGTTCAGCTAAGAACACATCTACATAGACATTGTTAATTTGATCAAATCTTAAATCAGTGGTTAGATCAACTTCGCCCAAGTCAGTCATTGAATAGAATTCGTCTTGTGCAGTACTCAATGGAACATTAAATGTTACTGTACCGTTATCTGTACCGTTGTTAGTTACTCCAAGCACATCTTGACTTGAAATATTTTCTTGACCAATTAGTGTTCCTGATGTTCCAGGATTTGCTTGTATCCAAAAAGGATTACCATTCTGCTCCACTGTGAATGTATAGTTTCCGCCTCTTATCAAAGTAATTGTTGGATTTGTTCCTGGAGATCCAGATAATGTATAACCGCTGGTTGTTCTATCAACAGTAAAGTCGTTAGTGAATCCTATTTCTGTAGCTTGTACATTAACCGAGTCTGGGCCACCTGATAGCCAATGGTATTGACTAAAGTTAATAAATTTATCATAATCAACAAAAGGGTCCCAAGAGTAAAATTCACTTGAAAATAGTCTATCATGCTTGTTTGTTTTTGCTCCGCGTATGTTAAGAGCGTCTATTAGTCCAGGGTATGTGGTTAGATCTTTTGTTGTTGCAGTATTTGGTACTTTATAAACCACTGATGGTTCAAGTTGGTAGTTTGCTCTTGTTGTATCTGGTTCAATAACATAGCTGTCAGTAGAATTTACTCCTGGTCCGTTCTTCTTACCTATAAATCCTTCAACACGCTGTAGCTTGCTTGGCTGGACCATTTGATCCAATGTTGCTGATAAGAATTTTTTGTTGGTATCTGTCCTAAATATTTCAGGTAATAGATCAACTGTTCTTGTTCTTGTTACCATTAAATTATTCCACTATTAGAAGCTGTTCTTAAAGCACTAGAAGTTAGTGCATCGATGACCACAATATTTTCTACTGAAGCCGCATTTACAAATATTTCATCTGGAGCTGATCGTATTTCATATAAGTCACCAAAGCTCTTTGTTGGGTCCTTAGGAACTAGCACAACTGAGCTTACTATATCACCCAACTCTGAATGCAGGTATGCTGATAATTCAGAGAAGTAAAACGTATCTCCAAAGTCCCATTTATCAATGGTAAAATATTCATTTAGTGCTTCAACCACACGTGATTTAATTTCGCTAGTTGAAACTACTGAATCCGTATACCTAATAACTTTAATATCACCTTGAAGTTCTGTTGCTGATTTGTTACCAAATAATGGTTTAAATTTTACAGAATTTAAAATTACATTGTCACTGACCATTTTAAAATCTTGTAGTGTAGCGTATGCAATTGAAAGTTCATCAATTGTTGGCTCAAGAGGTTTAGTAACTGTAGCTGTAGCATCTTTAAGATAATTTTGATACTGTGTATAGTATGAACTAGTTACCAGATACAAATCAATAATATTTGTTATTGCAGGATCAATTCTTTTACTGTTGCTTGAATTATGTTTGTATTGGAAATGTAAGTCTTGTCTTCCAGTATAGTATTGATACTCTGTTGTTTCTGTAAGCGTGTATGTTGTTCCTACAACTGTTAGTTTGTAAAACTTTTTATCTGTAGATGCATAAAATATCTGACCATCTATATATTCTGTTTTAGCTAATTCTATTGCGTCCAATGTTGCGTATAAGATATCAACTGTTCCGCTTGCTATTGGAACAAATCTTTCTAGGTTGTCAAAGTCTGTGGTCCTTTGTAAAAATGCAACTTTTGTTGTTACATTTGTTTTTGGAGCAACTATGTCTTCAAATATATCTGGATTGTCAGCAATGTTATCACTGTCGCTATCTGCATAACTTACTAATACTTTAAAGTTATCAACAAAGCCATCTGTTTCTACTTCCTGTCCAATTATGTCTAATTTGATGTCGCTGGTCAAACTTGCATTACTGTCGGGTTTGTTATTAATTTTAATTACATTAACAAAATCATTAACTGTTCTTCCTGTTTTAGGATCGTATATTGCATCGTTAGAATCAAATATAAATCTATTTTCAGTAACTGATGCAAAGTAATAGTTTAGTGTTCTATATTTGACTGTGTATATTGAACCGTCAGTGGTAAACTGTACTAACCATGATGCATCTTGTTGTAATCTATCTGTGTTTTTAGCGAAGTCTGTACTAAATTCTGCGTCTTGATTCAAGTTGTCTGATGATATGATATACCATGTTGAGGTTGTGTTGTCATATCCTAAACCAAAGTTTCTATACAATTCAACTTGTGCAATCATTAATGTTTCAGTTGCCGCAGGTATGTCTGTTACGAATTTTGGAATTACTTCAGTTGGTATTGCACCAGTAGGTATAAAGTCATTTAATACCACAGGACCACTACCATCATCAAGATTGCCTACACCAAAGTTTGTACCGTCTAATGTTAAACTCGATACTGTTACCCAAAGAACTAATTTTTCATTGGCACCTGTTGGAGTGCCTACTTTTAATCTATTATTTGCATCAAAGAAATAACCAGTTGGTGGTTCTATTTTAATCAATCCACCTTGTTCAATAAAACGTGTGTTACTAGTAGCAATTTCACCAACTGCTATAGGGTTACCGGCGGCATTTTTAAAATATCCTGAGCTTGAATTAGTTGATGCTGTGCTTTGTTGCCAAATAATGTCTGTTGATGCGTAGCTCGGTCTTACAAATTTATCATTATAAAAATGTACCATTGGTCTTGAAGCAATAGTTGATTCAAGTTGATTACTAATCACTGCCGCAACATCATTTGTGTCAACAAATGTAAATGTAAAATTAGGTGTGGTAAAGCTTCTATAGAACATGCCATCACTGGCAAACGTATTTGTTGATGAATACTTACCTGTTGGATCTAATAGATCTAATTGTCTATTAATACCAATACTTGAACGTCCAAGTGCTTTAGATTTTAGTATTGAAGTAAACTGTGTGAAAGGGAAGTTGTTGTAGTCCTCACCGTTAACCATTCTATTTTGTGTATAAAATCTTGCTGGAGCACGAGTTTTAATATCATCAAGTGTGTCTCTTTGTTTAGCATTAGTTACTGGCTGTTGTAGTCCTAAAACAAAACTTACTGTTTCGTTACGACCGTTACGGCTAATATATGGTATTGAGATAGTAATGTTCTGTAATTCGTCTGGATTAATAATATAGTCTAATCCGTTTGATTGTCTGACAAATGTTCTAAAAGTTCCAACTGGTACTTTAGAAAATACACCATCTCCAAATCTCAATTGAACCTGATCATTTGTTCCAGCAGTTACAGAATATACTGTACGCTGTTGGCCTTCAGTGGCTGGTGTGGCTCCTACTCCGTATATACTTTCTACTTTGTTCCATTCGGTTAATGTATTAGTATTAGTAACTTCATATAACCAAACATCACTTTGGTTAATGCCTTCAACATTGATGTCAACTGTTCTGTTAGATATTCTTTCAGCTACTGAAAAGTCTTGGCTAATTAGTCCGCCTTGTTTGAAGTAAAAGAAAAAGCCTGTATTTGCAGAACCAAATCCTAGTTTATCATTTCTATACAACACATTCATAGGAGCATTTGGCTGTGGTGAAGATTCATATATGTAAGTTTTATTTGCTGATGTTGCTGAAACTACTTCAAAAGACATTGTCGTACCATCTACCGTTCCGTCAAAAGGAACTACAGGTAAAAATCCATCTACAACATTTAATTCATATTCATCTGTGGTTACACCTAATATACTTTGTGTATTACCTGGTCTTCCGAATCTCTGGCTATCTGCTAGAGTTGCGTTTACTATAGATGTAAATTGTTCATACCAATCTTGATTTGTTGAATCATTCCAGTTAACTCTAATTCCTGACAGATTGAATCCATTAACGTCTGTTACAGATTCTGTCGTTGACACTCCTAATACTTTTAAGTAACCTTGTCCTGCTTCGTTTCTTTTTGGACTATACCCTACTAGATTTGCTAGTTTGACCACTGAGTCTCTTCGCTCTGCAGTGTCAATAAAGTTTTCACGAGCATTTAGATCATTTCTAAATGCAAGACCTTGACCCATAAAGGCCATTAAGTCTAATAGTGCAATAAATTCACTTGACTCTGTGTAGTCGTTAAATGTTTCTGGATAATATAGTCGAAGATAATCTACGAAACTTTTTCTTAGAGTTTCGAAATCATAACTTTGAAGGTCAGCTTCACGGAAAGTCTTATACAGTCTTTTCCAGTCTTCTGCTCCGAATATTGCTGTTTGTCTTGTAGTCTTAGCCATAGTATTCTCGTTGTTATCAAGTATTTATCACTTTAGATAACTACGTATATTATTATACTATACTAGCTGTTTGAGTTTCTTGATTAAAGAAAAGGCTTAGTCTTTGCTTTTCTGTTGTGGATAGCACTGTAACAAAAAGTTCTACCAGTACACCATTTTGCTGTGGGTATACCTGTAGATCATCTACTTTAACTCTAGGGTCTTGCTCAACCGTTCTACGAATTTCATGTTCTAGGTCTTTCATTGTCGAATCGGTCTGAGGTTCAAATATTAATCCCCATACATTAGTTCCATAACTAGGATTACCTAACTTTTCGCCTTGTTTGATCAAAAGGCTATTCAGCACATCACGTTTAACTAGTTCATAATCAACCAGTGTAAACTTTTTGCTGTTATCAATTGTAGAAAATCCAAAGTATGTTGCCATGCTAGTATTTATTCACTTAATATTTAGGTTTTGGGATTTTATCGTTATTAATTAACGCATTGCCTGCACTATCAATACCTGTTCTATCCGTTGTGCCAGAATATCCGCCGGGACTACCAAAGCCACTTAGATCAGGAGTAATTTTTTCATCTACAAATTGAACAGCATATTGAGCATTTCTTGCTGTTTGTTTAATACCATTGGATATTGTAGTATTTAAATCTAGACCTTTGGCCCATCTTGTAGTATTATTGACACCGTGACTGATGGACGCATTTAACAATGCTCCTAGATCGTTGGGAGATTCAGTTCCCTTGATCACTCCGTTTGCTCTTAATTGACTTACGTTGGCCACAAACACATCTTGAACTGCATCTTCCTGTAATGTTGCATTATTAAGGAAGGATGTTAAGTTTGATACTCCACCTTTGTTTGTCCACACTGTGGAACTAGATAATACTCTTTCAAGTTGCGTGGTAGTATTACCATAACTATCGGTGCTGGTGCTTGTTGGATCTGTTAAGAAACGATCTAGTGTACCTGGAGTTAGGTATCCTGCTGATTCTAATTGTTCAGCACTTAAACCAAATTGTCCTAGTCCT